GGCCTGTTCGGAACCAATGCTTCAGGGGCTACATTGCTGTAGGCGCCTTAACATCCAAACCGTTGCTCGAATTCCCTAAGTAAGGGCAATTCTTACTACCCACTAGGAGTGGTAGATTTCCTGTTTCCAGATAACTTTAAGTAATATTACTTAACATTCCTCTCGGTACTTCTTCATTTTAAGCAATACACGTATAGCTTTTAATGGAGAGTCCTTGCGGAGGGTTGTCTCGGATGAACCTTCCTTCTTAGCCTTAGCTCTATCTAGAAGGCCAACAAACTCATTGATACGGTCTAGATCATCTAATCTTGCGATTATATAATCCAGATCATAATCATATCAGTTTTGTTGTCCCAGTGGATTCTCCATCAGTAAACGCTTATTAAGAATAAGCATATACAATAGAGACCACATAAAGTAAATAGCTGTCTCTAACTGAGATCCTAAAGGATCTCAGTCGGATAAAGTTAAATGCTTATATGGTTCCAAACTAGGTTCAGCTGCTACCAACATTGCTCACGCCATCTCTCGCGATTGGTTGTCTGGAGAGCCAGGCTCCTCAGACTCTTGGATGTTCCCATGTTCAAACAAGGGATCAGCCAAGGCCATTTTTATCCATCCCTCTTCTGGATTCCATGCTCCCATAAAGGAGTCTGAAGTCTTAGGAGAAGGAATAAGTCCCTTAAGAATATGACTAATAGAAACTTTAATGTAATCTACATTAGAATTTATTAAGATACTCTTATAGAACTTTTGGACTGGTGCCTCAGGGTTAAGTATACTCTGAAACACCTGAACGAAAGGGACTTTCTTGGAGGTTGCACACATTGATCAGAGAGCCAAGAGAGAGAAAGAATTGTCTCCCACTGTTGACTTAGATCTACGTGTTACTCTTTCAAACCATTTTACTCAGTGAGTTGAGACAATATTCCTTTGCAAAAGTGCATAAAGAATGTTAACTCTTCCCATCATAGTATTCTGGCTAATGAAAGCTTTCCAAGGTAGCGCCGATACATCCTTAACTCCCTTACCAGTTACCTTAGCAAACTCAAATGCCTTGGCTTCTGGTGTTGAGATGACTGACTTTGACAAGTTAATACCCACTCCTAACATTTCCATAATGGAAAGATAGTATTGGGCCACTTCCTTATCAAAGATTACTATATCATCACCTAATAGCTCATAATTAGTATATCAGGGGTTTGGCTGAACAAGCTTTCCAGTAGGACCAATTGGCCCTGCTAGTAACTTGAACAGTGTAGACTTCCTGAATGCCAACTGAACTATCAGGTGGTGGGTTACAGCCAACATGGCTCAGCTCGAAAGAGCCCCCATAGGTTGCCCCACAGAGTATCTTACCGAGTATGAACCATATTCTTTTGAATCAAGGTTGTAATCGCGATCAGTTAGCAATTTAGCTCAAGCTTTAGCTATTGGAAGCCCTAAAAAGGCTCCTAGTATCTGGACTTGAATCGAAATTGGAAGCCGATCGGTTGCAGCACTTAAGTCATAACCAAATGATCCATGCCCCTGATTAGCCTTGACTATACAACGTTGTACAGCCAAAGTTTGATCAAAAGTAGCATCATTAGGTAATGTCTTAAGGAAGGAAAAGAGAGCGTCATGTATAGGCTTACATACAGACTGAGTCCATATGTCAACCAATGCAAAAACTCTAACTTTTCCTGCAGCTTCTTCCTTAATAGATAGCTGGCCTATGAGAGGACGATCAAGGTCCTTATTACTCTTGACAAAAGAGGTAAAGGGTCCTTTCTCATTCTTACATATACCGGCTTTAACTACAGAGTCATATAGAGACAAAGCGTTCTCTAATTGACCCTGTAATCTAAAAAGGCCCATCTCTTTAATTAGGAAGAAAAGAGTATCTAAGAGACCAGCCTCCCTAAGGAGGTTAGCATCTCAGAACATTCCGATCCAACTACTTTTATGAGACGGGGAAGCCTTTTCAATGAATAGCAGCTCTGAATCTTCCTGATCTATCTCCGGGAACTTGTAGGAAAAACCTTTAGCCAAATCAGCTAATTGGGATCCTATAATAACCAGATTAATATCAGGAACAGACAGATTATCCGTAATAGTACTTAATTTCAAGGTACCTGGTATCCTTATTACTCTGTAAACAGAAAATAGGGTTAATCAGCATCTTGTAATTGAAGCACTACCTGCCGCAATTAGCTTACGATCTGCAAATGGTATAACCAAGGGCAGACCCCGTGAGTCTAATCGACGACAGGGCATATCACCCATTAGTTCCTTTAAGGAGCTAACAGGTGTACCTGCTATAAATTTTTGCACTGCAAGTTGGGAAGCTTTGAGATATAGAACAACGTACTTTGCTCCGTGCCTCCTTTTCAGAGACATTAAGTGCTGTACGAAGTTACCCATTACTCGAAGTCGACTGGTAAACTTTACTTTTTTTGCAGGAAAGGAGGCAGACATAAGTCTTCATCCTAACCTACGGAAAAGTACTGGCAATTCAAATGAATTACCAAGAGAAACCATTCCACCTGACATTATCAGATCCTTAAAAGCAGAAGTAACACTAAAAAAGGTTACATCGGCTTTATGGGGTCCCCTCTTGGGCTTAGTGTGATACAATTTTGCGCTTTCTTTTAATGGTGACCACCTGAGGATTTTATTGTTAAATTTCATTTTAATAATAAATACTTTGGCATCATCAGA